CACGACCCATTCAGACACTCTTATAGACGGCCTAGACATCACAACCGCAGTAATCACGGCCGATAATATCACTAACAAGGGTTCGAACGGGCTCAGCTTGTGTAAACTGGATGCAGCAGGCGGGACAACTGACTATATAACAGGTCAGATTCTTGTTCAGGCTGCCGCTGCTCTTGTGGGAAAGTATTACATTTTCTACACGGTGGTTTAATGCGTGTAATTGTTCCGGGTGGCTTCTATTCTCATAATGCAGCACAGAAAAAAATCTGGCTGGATTATTCGTATTATGGATTAGGAGTTGAAAACGTTGAGTCTATACGAAACCTCACCCGGAACTCTATAATTTATTCTGTTAAGCGTTCTATTCCTGGTATTACTTTTTCTAATGGATGTATTACATATTCTAGGGACTGTTATTCCGAGGATTTGGATAAATTACAAATTATTTTGAGAACACCGGTTCCTGATTCTCTTGAACTTCTGGAAGCAACCGAGGGAGTTATCACCCTCGAAACAGAGGGGAAAGTTCTCGTTCTTCCAACTAGAAACGCAGCTATACTACCCCATTCAAATGAATATACTTTATCAAAAAATAAAATTCTAAATGATTTCGGAGGAATATTTGGTCAGAAAGATACTACTACATCGTTGTCCTCCGTAGCTCCCTATAGCACATCTGTCCCGTACACATCACCAAATAACAACGGACCTAATCTAGAATTTTTCAACGCTGGGCATACATCCAGAATCAGGCAGAGTGGACTAATCAAACGGGTAGTCGTGCCAATAGGGGGGATAACAAATATGACAGTTTTTGTGGTCAAGATCTGGCGCAAAAACGGCAGCACGTATGATGTTATATCTGTATCTGAAAATTTGGCATCTCTATTATCTATCGGTGTCAATACAATTGATTTATCAGTTCCGATCTCCGCACAAGAGGGGGATTTTTACGGAGTGTTTATGGACAACGGTTCTGTTCTATCAGTCGTTGCTACAGGGGGCTCGCTAAAATATCTCAAACCCTCTTCAAATACTGGATTAGGGGAATCATTCGATTGGGATACCTCAGCCACTGGTACGGTGGCTGGAAAACAGTATCCAATTATTCTATATATGGATTCCCCTGACGTTGTTTTCATCGGGGATTCCACAAATGCGGGTCATCCCGGACATTATACTTTCATCGAGGCCACTAATACAACTAATCTAGTATCTCAGACTCCATACCATTTCGCAAATGATAACAACATTACATATCAAAATATGGGCATCGGAGGTCAAAACTGTGCCGCGATCAGAGCACGTTTTGAGGCTGATGTAATCGCGCTAAATCCTAAAATCGCAGTCATCGAAACGGGATTAAACGAAGGCGACAACATTGCAGATACAGCGACTCAATTATCTATACTCGAAGACATTTCAGAAATGATTACATTATGCAATAATAATAATATAATTCCTATTTTGTTTGAAGTCCCGCCTGCCACAGTCGACTCTGAATTACGTGCAAACGGGAGAAATACAGTTAATGCAGCTATTCATGACCTTCAAAATTCACTCGATTTTTTTATTTTTGAGAATAGAACGTCAGTTGGCGTTCAAAATCCAGAAACCGGGAAGTGGTCAATACAGGAAGCGTATGACTGTGGAGACGGGCTGCACTATTCTGTAGCCGGATACACAAAATTAGGGACAGATCTTTATAAATCGTTATCAGCCCGGAGCAACACAGTATCATATATATTTGATGACAGTTTAAATTTTGTAAACGGTCTACAAAACATAACAAAACCCTGGCTTGCTCTCTATGATCCCGCAACATCACTAATTGATTTTTATCTGCATACAAATAGACCGACTTCTCTATCTTTCAAAAGAAATGAAGCCGGAACTATCCACGAATTGAAATTGTATCCCGGTTCAGGCTCCATTTATCACGGGCAACTTACATTCGCAGATTTATCACTCGATTCTGATTCTGATCTTATCCCGGACTGCTTAGAGGCATCCGTTTCTGGAAGTATTACGCAATTTTTGAAAAACTACGGTATGGTGATCTAATGGCAACAATAAAACTAAGAAGACTTCGAGCTAACGCTCCCGATTCTGGAAGAAATATTGTTCTCACATGGGAAGACCGAGGCAATCCAATGCGAGACAGCGCAGGAAACATAATTTATACTGATGTTCTCGGTCAAAATGGATTACCGTTGCCTCTGTATCCTGAGTTTTCCGTTCCTGTCCAGATCCCATATAATATCCCTGTGACAACCGCAGACCGAGCAGCCCTGATAACCTCCTTGAAAGATCAAGCTTTGGAAATCGCGAAAGTTCAGGCACAGAAGAGGGCGAATGATGCAGCAGATAAGGCTATCCTGAGATCACTGATTACAACGCTCAATACTACTCTTGGTATTGATTTCGAGGGCGAAGTATCCATTACAGAGGGCTGAAAAATGATTAAGAAGTTAGTTTTATTGTTTTTAATTTTGTTTGCGAGTGTTGGCTGTGCACAGGCTGGCGTAACATACGGAGGGGTGGATGACCGATCAATTTATATTACGCAGCCCACGGCGGTTAACAATCTGCCATCCCTCTATGCTGATCTGGTAGGAACATACGGAGAATCCGAAACACAGAATAACATACTGAATGAAGTTTCTCCGGGTGTTTGGCGCTGTTCAAAATTGACAATACCTGAGAATGTCCCATTTTATATTAATAGTTCTACTGCTACTGAAGTTCGGTTGATGAGCAATTACCGTGACTGGGCTATAGAGGGTTATCCTATTCTGGATAATACCAAAATAGTAGGATGGGACAGAACAAACGACACACAAAAAGGGTTTCTCAATACCGCTCAACTGGTGATATATACTCCAATTCACGATGTAGAGATGGAAAGTTTTCGAGAAATCTATTGCGGATATTCTGTTGAGCATGGTGTTTCGCATCAGGATTATTATAATATCACTGTTAGAAAATGTAGAGTCGGTCTCTCGTTTTATGGCGATAATCTAACTGTGAACAATATAACTATAAGAGATAACAGTCCTCAAAACGGTAATGGGATATACTCAACCCTCGTAGATGATAGCATTTTTTCGAATATTTCCTGCATTAATGTGAGTGATCCTGCAAACGGTCCTCTCGGATACGATAACGCCTATGCGATATATTTTGTAGGATCTAATAATATTTTGCGAGACGTGTATGTCCTAAATGCATCGTGGTCGGCTGTTAATATCGGAGGGTATGATAACGGATGTGAAAATATCACCTGCGAAAATATGACAGTAATAGGCTCAGGGCACAACGTTTTTGAAGTCGAGTTAAATAATTCTACATTTCGGAATATTACACTATCAAACGGATACAATCATGGTTTCTTTGAGGTTGGTAGGTACGAAACCGGCAAAATCATAGGCGGCAACGTTTATGAAAATGTACACGTCTCAAATGTAGGCAGCTATGGGATGTATTTCGACGAAGGTTCGCATAATTCCATCGTTAGAAATTCCACGTTTTCAGGCAATGGGATATACTGTCTCAATTCAAGAAACGAGACTATTATAAACTGTACTCAGTCAGGTGCCCCACAATTAGGAGCCGTATTCTCAAAAATATCAGAATATGGAGATGGTTATTTCTATTGTGATAATCACACTCTAATCGATTCATCGTTTTCAAATAATTTTCAATATGATATCTGGTCCGAACTTGGTACAAATATCTCGGTAATCAATAATGAGTATACCTCAATTGCTGCCGCATCAGGTCAAGACATTACAGTCTATTATTATCCTAATATCATAGTTGAAAATCTCACAGGAATACCGGTTTCAAACGCGGTAATCACAATCAATACTACGGCAAAAAACGGCAATGGTGCAATACAGTCTGAATTTATCACCGATGAAAGCGGGAAATTATATAATGCAGGGAATCGTTCTAACTGGCTTTCCGTTCCCGATTTTAAATTGATTGGTTCGACGTCTACATCTTATATTACTACAGTCACCGCTACAAAATCAGGTCAAACAGATTCTGAAATCATAAACCCGGACAATACATGGTATTCCGAGAACATCCAGAGCTTGAGCAGTCCCGAAACCGTCTTGGTTCTCGATGTTGCCGGGGAAGAAGAATATTTCCCAATTGCCAATTTTTCAGCAAGTGTAACAAGTGGAACTTATCCGTTATCCGTCAGTTTCACAGACACAAGCGCGGGGAATCCAACGTCATGGGCTTGGGATCTCGACGGGAACGGAGTAGTAGACAAAACTACTCAAAATGTTATAAAATATAACTATAAAACTGCTGGAAATTATACCGTAAATCTCACCGTTTCCAACGAAGACGGAACTGATTCGGAGGTAAAAACCGCTTACATCCACGTTACAAAACCCACCGGGCTGACAGTGAAAATATATAATATGTTTAGTTGGCTGTTTCAATATTTCGCAGGGGTGAGACTCCTTGACTAATCAATATGAAGACTTTGCAAAAATATACGATTTTTCACTTTCTGCTAATCCCGGTATCGGTTATCAAATTCTGGTCAATGTTGAGTATCAAACCGGAATGGATACCAATTTCGCAGACCTGAGATTTTCAGACGCAGACAATCAATTATCATACTGGGTTATTCCAGATTCTATAGAATCAACGTCATGTACTGTCCTCGTCAAACTCGCTTCAACGTCAACTGATTTGTTCATGCATTGGAGCAAATCCGGTGCAACATCTGAAAGTACTCTAAACGCATTAGAATTCGGAGACGTGTTCTCGGGCGAAACACTTGATGCAAAGTGGACGAGTGTATATAGTGTTTCTGTTTCGTCTGGCGTTGCGGTATTCGGAGAAGGGGGGTATATAGGATCAACCACTCCATTTGGCAGAGGGCACCAAATAATTGCTCGCTCGAAAAGCACACCTGCCGGAGATTGGGGATATTTCTCGATTGGATTTGGCGCAATGACAGGTAATAATGTTACCTCCGCGAATGCTAATCCTACGAATCGAGGATATACATATATACAAGCAGACGACGGCTCCGCAACATCTACGCTGTCAACTCACGCAGTAGATAACGATTATCATAGATATACACTATCGTATACCACGAATGCAGTAATGACTATAGACGGGGCTGCAACAACTCATTCGACAAATATTCCAGATACCGCGCTAACGGTAAATATTAGTTCAATATTCGGTTCCGTCGGAGAACTTGATTACATCGTCATCCGAAAATTCACCGGTTCTGATCCCACAATTACATGGGGTACAATTCAGGATGTTTCTCAGAGTTCAGCTCCGGTCGCAGGTTTCACATCAGTACAAATATTCACAGTTAATTTTACCGACACTTCTACGAATACCCCTACATCATGGGATTGGGATTTCGGAGACGAAACAACACACGGAGATACAGCAAATCCAACTCATACATATGCAGAGGCAGGAACGTATACGGTAGTTTTGACAGCCACAAACGCAGAAGGGAGCGATGAATATAGTTTTGATGTCACGGTAGGCGGTTCAGGAAATACAGTAACAATAGTGAGGATTCACGAAATGGATCATGTAGCAGGCAGCACACAGAAGCATATAGTAAGAATTGTCGCATCTGATGGATCAGGATATCTGAACGGGTTCGACAGTTCAGAAATAAATGCATATATCGACGGAGAACCGAGCGCAGGAAACCCACTTGCTTGGGCAATATCATCATTTGATAATACAATTTCCGGTTTTTGGGTCACCGTCCCATCGACATTTGAAACTTCGTTCGGGCAAAACATCAACGTGATAGTGTCATGTTATGACGCGGAAGATGCTCTGATCGGCGAAGGTGAATTACATCTCAATGTTGTTTCGGCAACTGGCGGGAGTGCTCCTTCGGTAGCTCAGATATGGTCAGCAGAATCGAGGACACTTACCGCAGTCCCAACGGGCGGAGCTCTAACTACTGATATCTCGGCTTTGAACGATCTTTCAGCGTCTGACATTGAAACCGCAGTCGGAACAGCAATATCAGCAGCAGCACTAGCAACGACAGCCGGATTATCCTCAGTAGGTGGAAAAGTCGATCTGATAAAAACGACTACTGATCTCCTGACAGCAGACCCTCTAGCAGCAATAAAAGCACAAGCAGCAAGCGCGCTAGCAGATTTTGATACAGCAACACCGATAGCAAAAACTTCTGAACTTGCTACCATTACAGGGAGTGGGACCGCGACCCTGGCTTCTCTTGAAACTGACATAGCAGCCATAACAGGAGGTGGAAACGCGGAACAGGTTATTCATCCAGATTATTATACTCTCAACGCAAGCGCAAAAACAATCACACTATCGAGCCCATACAATACAGTAACAGTCGAACAGGTATTAAGAATCAAAGATCTCACTACAAATTATCTAATTTATGACTGTGAAGATTCCAAATATAATGATATCCCGATTTCGATTGATGCCGGGGTACTAACCTATACAGCACCAGCGAGAGACGCGGCTAATACTGACATTATTCAGATTACTGTAAACATGGTGTGAACATGACACTCGCGGATATTATCGAGCTATACTCAGAATACAGAGTAGGTGCATTGGCAACCGATGATATCACGGATGCTCAGTTAGCGACTTTAAAAACAAACGCGGAGGCACGTTTAGATAGAATCATAGGCTCTCGGAGTTTTACAACAGGAGAATATGAAGAATTGACCGCATTTATTGTGTGTGATATTCTTGAGAATAGACACGGGAGGGGCACAATCATCTCTGAGTCTGTGAAAGATTCGTCTTGGAAAGCTCAGGTTCGGACATCTTCATCCTGGCTTGATAGAGTTTACGCGGTTCTCGCAGAATATGACTCTGAACATACTGAAATATCTGATTTATCTGCGGTAGCTGATATAGACGGAGTACGGAGAACTGATTCTTATGTTCCTGAGATCATGCACGGATATTCAGACGAGTACGAGGGTGTGTAATGAAATTTCCTGATACAGTTACAGTTTATCCTTTTTCCTCGAAAAACGCATCACATGAGGTTTCGTACGGGACTTCACGGTCTCAAAAGTGCAAATATAATGAACTTAAGGAAGTCTCACAGGAAGGAGATAACACAATAGTTTCCGCATGGCTTGCACTGCCTCCTGGAACTTCAATCTCGGCTGAGGATAAAATAGTGCTTGCAGATGGGACTAATCCGGCTATATCCTCGATACAGAGGATTGAGAGACCTACGCGAAAAAAAGAAGAATATGTTAGGGTTATTCTTGGAAAACCGGAAGCGAGGGCTGATTTATGAAATCCTCTACGAGAGGGACAGGTGCGGCTGTATGCGTTGCAAATCTCATAGCAAAAACAGCAGCCGTGAACCTGACCGCCCGAAATACAATCAAAGATTTTGCAAGAGACGTAAAAACGACATCTCAAAATCAATACTGCCCGGTTGACAAAGGAAACCTTAAAAAATCCGCAAAAGATGAAGTCATAAAAAACTCACTAACTGAATTCTTTGTAAGAATCTCTTACGGTGAAGGGCTTGATTATGCAATCTATGTTCATGAAATCCCGAGAAATCACCCAATCGGGCAGTATAAATTTCTTTCTACGCCTTTCAATCTCATGTCTTATCGTTTAATGACTGATTTACAATCAAGATGCGGAGCTTTGTTATGACATTCATAGATGATATTGTAACATATCTCAAAAATAACAATATTTCTAATGATATCCATAAACACGGCTTTGCGTCAGGCGTGCCTAATGATATAGCGGTAAACCCGCCCCCCGGAATTCTCGGAAAATATTCAGCATCGGGTGATATGAAATTAGAAAAACCGTATCTCCAGATACTTGTGAGAAATCAAGCAGGCGGGACCGCAGAAAGCAAGGCAAACGAAATTTATAATCTTCTCAATTTGACGGTAAACAAACGAATTGGCGGGACTAGATTCAAAAGAATCGAAGCGCAAGCACCTCCTTTCTTTGTTTCAAAATCAAAAGCAGAAGGTACAATTTATTCAATTAATTTTTCATTAGAAATAGAACGGAGCTAAAAACAATGTCATTTGAACACATTGACACATTCGGAAGCACTGTCTCAATAGACGGGACAGTCATACACGGGATAGACCCCGGAACGGTCCCATTCCCGAAAGGGAGTACAGGGAGCAAAAACACCTCTACGCTTGATAGCGGAACTGTCATGCAGAAAGGTCTTAACATGTATGACCCCGGAACCGTTGACATCTCCGGAAACATGATTCCGTCGGATGCCGGACAGATTGCCATGTGGACTGCATTTGGTGACAGGAAACTACATACCTTTTCTATATCAATTCCAGACGCAGGTGAAATATTTTCCTATGAAGCATATGTTACGAAATTTGAGCCTGGCTCAGAGGAAAATACTTATGTCTGGACTGCAACTCTCGATGTTTCAGGAGTAGCGAACAGAGCAACAACTTACGCAGGGATAACTTCAATTACTGCAAGCGGGGCTGGAGTAGTTCAGACTCCTGCTGTTCTAGGAACCGGTAATGTGCTCGTGATCAACGAGGCAAACGGGATAACCTCAGCTACGCTTACTGTAGTTGCTGCAAGTGCTGATTACATTGCGTATTCTTTGAATAACGGGTCAACCTGGACGGCAATGACAACCGGAGAAGCGTCTTCGGCGATTTCTTTGACGGCCGGAGTAATAAAAGAAGTACTCCTTCAAGTCGAGGAAGACGAAAAAGCAACTCGTTTTGTTAAAATTATTATGATCCAGGCGGCTGCATAATGGCCGGAATCAAGACAGAGTTCTCTCCGGGGAACTCTCTTTTTTATCCTATCGAGTCACTACCAAAACTCTTTAACGTTGTTGGTACTCGATCAAAGAAGCGATTTTTTGAAGTAATCGCTGAACGAGAAAAGGCAGGCGGGGAAGGTATCTCAATTGAAGAATACGTTGAGATGATCAGAGTTGGTTTGCTGTGGGATAAGCCCGGAATTACTATAGATGAAGTGTGGGTCATCGTAAAGGGATATTCTGGCAGCATAGACGACCTTGAAAACGTAGTAGCGGATGCCTTTGCTAATTCTCAGCTTACAGATATGGATACCCTTGAAAAGAAGAGGGAGATTATCAAGGAATTAAAAGAGTTAGAAATCAAACAGATGGAAAACCTGGTAGCCCTTAAAAAAGGAGTCGTTAATTCACAGGCGGATGAACTCAAGGTCGCTGATACGGGGGAATTCAGGAAGTCCAGTCCTCCGAAGAAGAAGACGAAGACGTCTATAAATGGATAACTAAAATTCAGAAGTTAGTCTTCAGGTTCTGTAAAATCCCTCCTGCTCAAACTCTAAAAATGTCAATCGGAGAAATTGAGATTCTCATTGAGGAAGGTTGGCAGGAATACAAGTGGAACATTCAAAAACATGCAGATCTCAAATGTGCAATTCTAAACGCGTCATGGTCTCACAAAAAAGACGAGAAATTGTACGAATGGAAAGATTTTCTTCCTGAAGAATTGCTTCCTGAAAAACCCAAAAAGAAGGAAATTTCCAAAGATGAACAGTCTGCGCTATGGTCTGCTGCTGGGAATGCTTACGTGAACAAATGCCCTAAAAAGAAGAAAACTCGAACTGTTAGAAGATGAGCTTTAGAGGGTAGCCTTGTAGGGCAAAAAATAGGTAAAAACGTATAGGTGTGAAAAATGGGCTTACTTGGTTCCTTGTATGTCGATGTCGGAATAAATAATAAGATGGGTTCGGAGGTCACGTCGATCTCAACGGGACTTGTAGCCCTTGAAAACAAGATGAAAGGTGTTGCAGGTAGTATGGCAACATCTTTTGACGGGACAATCGGGAAATTAAGACAGATGCCCAATGAGGTGAAATACCTAGGTGCGGCTCTTTCTCTCGGTTTGACTGCTCCTTTAGTTGCGTTTGGGTCTACTGCCGTAAAAACGTTCTCCTCTTTTGATGATTCCATGAGACAGGTTGGAGCGGTTACAGGTGCAACCGGTTCTCAGTTCCAGACACTCTCGGCTCTCGCTCGCGAGATGGGCGAAACTACATCATTTAAGGCATCCGAAGCTGCGGACGCCATGACCTATTTAGGAATGGCGGGATTTAAAACCGATGAAATTATCGGTGCTCTCCCTGCTACTCTCGCGCTTGCTCGCGCTGGTGTTCTCGATCTTGGTTCGGCTGCCGATATCATGTCCAATGTAATGACAATCTTTGGCATGAGAACTGACGAAGCAGGACACGCGGCTGATGTTCTCGCGAAAGTTGCTCACAGTACAAATACAAACGTTCAGCAGGTCGGGGAGGCGATGACCTACGCAGGCCCTGTAGCTCATTCTTTCGGGCTATCAATGGAAATGACGGCTGCCGCTGTAGGTATGCTTGGAAATGCTGGTATCCAGGCTTCGATGGCAGGCACGACCCTGCGTGGAATCCTTACAGAGTTAGTTTCCCCCACAAAAGCGAGTATGGATGTTTTCTCACAGTATGGTTTGACACTTGACCAACTTGACCCCAAAGTTCACGGATTAGATGAGATTTTCAGGACCCTCAAAGAATCTGGGATGTCCTCGGCCGACATGATGAAAGTGTTTGGACTCAGGGCAGGGCCTGGACTGCTTGCACTCCTCGATCAGGGAATCGACAAATTAGGTAGTTACTCGATAGAACTTCAGAACGTCGAGGGCTACGCGGAAAGTGCGGCCGAAAAAATGGATGAAGGATTTGGTGGGGCAGTTCGCATGATGGAATCTGCTCTTGAATCATTTTCGATCACAATTGGGAACAGACTTGCAGTAATTTTCAATCCATTTGTAGATTTTATAACGGCTGCTGCTTCAGCTTTTGCTCAAATGAATCCCGTGGGGCAAACTGCATTAGTAATTTTAGGCGGCCTTGCTCTTGCTATTGGTCCCGTGCTTTTAGGAATGGCTGCTCTTCCTATGATTGTTGAGGGTGTCACTCTTGCTATGGGATTTTTAGGAATTACAACCGCCGGAGTAGTGGGCGCACTTTCAAGCATTGTTTTACCTGTAGCTGCTGTCGTAGCTGCTCTCTATCTCATAGAAGCGAAAACCGGACTCGTAACAAAAGCATGGAGTCTATTTTCCGATATGGCTACAATCGTCTGGGAGGGACTGAAAAGAACTGTAAGCGGGGCAATAGATTACATCGGTGGGATGCTTGATGATCTCTCGTCAATGTTAAGCGGGGGATTTCTCGGGGGGTTAGGCGAAGCAATAGGCGGATTAGCTCCTTACTTTTCAAAGTTTACAGAGTGGGTAGGTGGGTTTGTTGAAGATATACACATCACGGCGGAAGAATACAGAAACGGAACAGACGAAATTAAAGAGACGACTGAAGAAACTGGATCTGTAGTAGACGCCGCAAGCGACGTTGCCGGGGATGCATACTATAAATGGGGCACATATGCACGGGATATGGCTTCGGAGGTTGTTTCTGCAAACGATGAAGCTGTAAGTTCCACACAGGAAGCCACGGAAGCGTACGACAAAGCAGTCTCTGAATTCATGCAAGACATCAATGCAAAAACTTCTGCCGGCATCAGTTTTATGTCCGGTACGAATATGGACGAACTAGCTAGAGGAATTCGAACTGTAAACGATGAGTTAATTATCCTCGATAAAAACGGACAACTTGTAAAAGTCTCAGCAGATGGAGCATTAACCCCTCTCAAAGACATGGGAATGCTCACATTTGAGACCCCTAACGGCGGTATAACTATTTTTACCGATGGTATTACAGATGCCCAAGTCGAAGGTGGCACACTTGATAGAATAATCAATGACATGAGAAATGATGTCGTAGTCCTGGACAATACAAAACTGGATAATTTGCAGGGTGAAATTACAGAGACAACTTCCAATATAACAGACTCTCAAACTGCTACAATTACATGGGAGGACGCTCTCGCAAATGCAAACGTTGTTGATTTTGGAGCACTGCAAGGCGAAGTATCTGATACCAGAGGAGAAGTTGAGGACACTACGTCCAGCACGGATATTATGAATTCAACTTTCATAAACACGGACGGGCTGGTGTTTTCTACAATTCAAGCAAATGTTTCAACAGTTGGAGAACTAACCGACGATGATACCAAAAAAGTAGAGACACTAAACACGACTCTTAACACTACAAATTATTCTCCTTTTAGTAATCTGTTTGGTAATTTAGGGACGGCTGGAATTGCCATAGATACTGACAAGAAAAAAACAGATGACGCGAACACGTCATTATCAAAAATGGGCGGGTTCTCGTTTTCAACTACGTTATCGAGTCTCGGGAGTGTAGGGAAATCACTGGACACCATCTATGAGAAGGCAAAAACCGTGGTATCAGAACTTTTCAAAATCGGGTCTTCGTCGGGTAGTTCGTCAAGTGGTTCCTCCAGTATTTCCGGTACATCCGGAGTGACGAAATCGGGTGGATCGGGAACCGGAGAAGGCAACGTGAAAGTAGTTTCAACCGTGAATAAACAGACGATTAATTACAACGGCGATAAAATAAGCGCTTCGAATGCTAAATCTGCGGGGCTGTAAAAATGGTAACTGTCTATATCTCAAATTCAGGATCTGACGACTACACGGTAGACGGCGCAGCCGACAACGTACAAATAAACGCGGCTCTTGCATATGCGAATACAAATGGTACTCCTTCGGCTCCTATAACAACATACCTGAGAGGGCCTTATACTTATGACATCTCCGCTCAACTCTTTGCAGGATCAAACACGATTCTAACGGGAGATACAACCGCAGTTCTCAGACTCCACAACTCCGCTTCATGGGGAATCTGGAAACCGATTATAAATCAAATCGGTGGCTTAGGAACTGCAACCCAAAATTTTGAAATGTCAAATATCACATTGGATGGAAACTATGCGAATCAGCCGGAATATGCAGCTTCTCAGTGGGGTGATGGGTACTATCCTGGCCTCTACTTCGCTGGAACATTCGCGAATCCCGTAAGAAATGTAAACATCCATGATATGACGATAAAAAATACGCTAACAGACGGCGTTAGACTCTCATACGCGAATGGAATCAACTTTTACAAAAACAAAACAATAGAATGCATGCATGAAGGTATTTTCGTTATGCGTTCCCTCAATGCTGAAGTGTATAATAATGATTTCACGGTTAGAACTAATTCCGGTGGGCGCTGTTACAACTCCCAAAATGTGAGATTCTATAATAATACGACTCGCCCGTATGCTCTTAATTCTCTCGCTGGCGGTTTTGGATTCCAGATTGAAGATAATTCAATTGATTCACTCATTACAACAAATAATATAGAGTGCTTCAATAACACGATAACAAATGGATGGTGCGGCGGGATCTGGTGTGTAGATGTCCGGGGCACTGCCACAAATAAAAATATCAAAATACATGATAATACGATTACAGGGTCCGGGTTGATTCCTCACATCACATATAATGCTGGAATAACTATCCAGGGTTTCAACGGGATTGAAGTTTATAACAATGTTATAAAAGACTGTTATAACGCCGGTATTCTTGTTGCCTCTGCTCCGTCCGGTGGTTCCGGGTACATTTACCATCTAGATGATAATGTCGTGAGCGGAACGAAAGACACTCTAGCGACTTCTTCAGCTTACATAGGAGCCGGTCACGGTTGCGGAATCGTGAACCGTGTTCCCTCAGCCGTTTCAATAATTGCTAACGGGAATATTGTTTCCGGTTCTGCGGTTGCTGATTACTATCAGGTTACGAATACAAATGATGTACCAACCACACCACCTGTAAAAATTGTTCCTGCTATTAGAATAAACGAAATTGACGAGATTGTAGATTATTACATTGATAATTATTCTTCTTATGTGAATGGATATCCGATTAAGATTTTAGGGTATGAATCAGACACAGACCAAAGTATTTCAACAGATAAACCGCCAGGCTTTGACGGTTGGGTTCTTGGCGACTTTGGAAGCGACGGTGCCTCAATTAATCTTCGGTGTTTTGGATATGGCAAGGAAGACGTAAGGAGAGCTCTCGCAAGTTGGAAAAGAGCAGGCAGAACCTATGTTGAACTCGGAGGAGATTCAACCGGTTGGCAGGTATCAGGGATTTGTAGAAATCATTCTGCAAGACGAGATTTAGACGCCGGCGACACAGTAGGAGAAGCAGAACCATATAAATATAATATTGTTTTCTACTGTGACACTCCATTCGAGGAATCCGTCCAGAAACACGTAAGAGCGAGAAAAGTTACATACTCGGGTGAACAGTGGTCTTCAGACAACGTTTATGCCGGGAACATTATCAAAAATCCCTCTTTTGAAGAGTGGACACAGAGCACTACTCAAACATGGGAAACAAGCGCGGCGGCAGCAGATAACGAATGGAGATGTGTAAGGCATGCTCCCGAACTGAGCCAGTTTTGCGCGGTTGCAGCTACAGGCACGGCAGATACTCTAATCCAGATTTCCTCTGATGGTGATTCCTGGGCAATTCCTTCCGGGATAACGGATGCAGCAAACTGTAACAATCAATGGAGAGGGTTAACATGGGGTTCCTCTGTTGGCGTTGATCCTCTTGATGCTGAGAATATGCTCCCGGGTGCATGGGTGGCGACATCCATAACGGGAACAGGTAATAGAGTCATAACCTCTGTCGATGGCGTTACATGGATCGAAAGGACTTCCGCGGCTGATAATAATTGGGGTTCCGTTTGTTACATTCGGGATGACGACGAAGGGATTTACAGATATGTCGCGGTTGCCTATTCCGGCTCTAACAGAGTCATGTACTCAGATGATGGCGGGGAATCCTGGACAGCCGTTGCCTCCGCAGACGAAACAAATCTCTGGTTAACGGTTTGTTATTCAGACAGTCTAAAAAGAGTCGTTGCTCTCGCATATAACGGGACAGCAGGCTATAGAGCCATGTATTCTGATGACTACGGCGAGACATGGACCATTGCGGCTACGCCTGCTGATCAGTTTTGGACGAATGTTATATGGGTCGGTTATCTCGGCCTCTTTGTTGCGGTTTCCGAATCAGGTACACAGCGCGTAATGACCTCTCCGGATGGTGAGACGTGGACCTTACAGACAACCCCGGCTACCGCAGTAAATGAATGGCGTTCTATAACCTGCGCTCCTGAGCTCCAGCTTCTTGTCGTGGTTGCACAGTCCGGCACTGGGAACAGGGTAATGTCCTCTCCCGATGCTGTAACATGGACAGCCGGGACAAGCGCACTCGATAAGGACTGGACTTCTCTTTGTTTTGCGTCTAACATTTCAAAATTTGTAGCCGTAGGCAAAAACGAAAGCGGTATAGCAAGCGCTGTAATGTCCTCCGACAACTACGGGAGATATACAGACATTGCGCCTGATGGCTGGACTCTTGTTACAGCAGGGCAGGCACGTTCAGAAGTCTCCCAGGAAGGGGTATTAGCTCTCTGTATCACAGGCGACGGATCAGAAGAGACACCTGGGATGATCTCTCAGCCGGTTCAATTTGAAGCGGGTGTTACTTATTCACTCACAGGATTCTGTCAAAAAGTAGGAGCAGAGGGAAGCGGGGTTATTGACATCTTCTCAAATAGTCAGTCCCTCATTTCGCTTGAATGGTCACCGGAAGGAGGGTATTCCCAACTTCAGGAAACTATAAAATTTGAGGTTTCGCCGGTTGATGCGGAAATTAGAGTTTACGGGTCCGGGACTCCACCAGGAACTACACAACTGTACATTGACAATCTTTGCTTACAGAAATTGTCCGACTTTGAAATTGATGATGTCGGCAATGATATCGCAACAACGGGAACAGTAGCCACTATACCAGACATCTCAATAGAAGCGCAGGGCAGTCTCTCAGGGAGTGTAAGCGGTGGAGAAACCGCAGGAGAAACGAACGTCTGGTTAGATTCGTACTATGTCGGTGCAACTTCGTATACTACTTATCAGTACGAAGATTTTTACACTCACACGTACCCTGAAAAAACCGGTGTAAAGTATCGGGTTGATGCACTGGGAATAAAGGGTGCGGTGCTCTCCAATGGAGGAATAAGTTACTCAAGGATTGAAATTTATTTTGGAGCCTCGAAGGTAGCAACCTACGATATGCCAGGATGCACTACAATTCTTCCTAGTTATACAACAAGGTCGGTAGCTCCGGCGCTAACATCAGCAGCAGGACAGAGTGTAACTCTGAAATATTATCTCAAAGCGGCTTCCTCTGCGGTGCGTGTTTACAACCGGGATGCTACTGCTACGGTAACCGAAATCCTAAGTACACCCACGGTTGAAACTGATGCAGGTGTCTCGGTATTCAATGTTTCCGATCCACTGACACAAATGCGATTATGTAACAAAGTCTTTCCAGGGCTGAGGCTTGCAGTAAACGCGGACGGAACCGGGAGCATGCGATACTCTGAGAACTTCTCGGATGCCACATACCAGACAGTTGTTAAATCCCGATCAGGAGATACCTATTCAAGTACGCTAAAACAGGTTTCACTTACAGGTTCTCTTGTTTGGGAATTTGATAGTTTGAACCCGATGACCGGGATACCTTACACTATCATTTATGTTATTTCAGGTATCCCGAAATTGCAAATATCGTTAGATAACGCTACATGGTATGATTGTGATTCAAACACAGGAGACTCGATAACAACAACTCAAATTACAAGAGAACTCGATAAGGCATCAGGGCTCAGGCTCAACGGGCAAACTAAATTTTATTTAAAACTTGCTCCTGCTTCCGGGACTCTTGTAATCGGTTCAATCTATATGTTTTCTTGGCTGATCACCATTGACGCAGAACATCCTAAGATAGATGCTACCGGGGAGCCTAATGTTTTTGAGGTTGCTATGACAAACGATGTGCCCTGTGTGATTACTTTAAAATTCCCTGATCGTCATTGGGTGGGATAACCATGCTCTGGTTTTTTCGCCCTAGAGTGATCATCCAGAAACCAACCGGTGAAAGATATTTTCCAAAACTGGTTAATGCGTCAACTGCTGAAAGTGCTGATGTACCTTATGCTCAGATTGAATTGATCACTAATCGGAGCCCGTACACATCAGAATATATAAACCCCATCGAAGAAGATGATATTGTCAGACTGCAAGTATCCTGCCGGATGTCTCCGAAGGAAAAGATTGTTTATACCGACATTTTTGAGGGCAGGGTTCAAGCTATCTCAGGTGAATATACAACAAAAAATAATACAGTTTTAATCTGCAAAGGACATATTAATGAAGCTTCAAAGCTCCTGATTGAAGAGAATAAGACATGGACGGGGACCGTAGAAGCAAGAGCTATCCTAACTTATCTCGTGAATTCAACGCATCACGTTTCCCGGCTGACATTTTTAAATCAGGCTCCCTATGTAGATCAAACCGGGACTATCAATTTTACTGATGCCGAATCAGCATATGCCACAAAGGCTGATCAAACTTATTTATATAGTGTATTTCAGGATCTTGAAAAACAGAGCGGGCAGGCTTGGAAGACCGGGACGAAATGCACTTATACAGACGGTGGCCTCCTCGATAAAACATATTTGACATGGAAAAAATTAGATACGGTTGCCACTGACAAGTACAAAGCATATCAAGGGACTGCTCGTTATCTTGGCAGCACATTTGAGGTTTCCATAGAGGATCAAGCGACACAACAAAAAATAAAAGGTGACACGCCAAGCGGTGGAACTCAGTATTCAGGTTCTGCTATTGATAATACAGCAGTTGCTAAGTATGGGAGAAAAACGGATGTTGATATCTATTCTCAATTGCAAAGTAACGCGACCTGTGCGAGTATTGCGGCTGGGGTTCTTCCCGGAAAAGTGGGAGCTACAATATCAGGCAGTATAAATCTCGTTGGAACTCCTGAAGCTCATTATGGAGACATGGTAAGCGTCAAAGCGTACTCAACAGAACTGGATGGTGCAGTTGTCCAGGGTGATTTCAACGTTTATAGAGTGAGACATAACATAACACAAAACTCTTATACAACTGAAATTCAAGTTGGGAAAGTCGTCTTAGATGCTTATGATTTAATCGCTCAGATAAAGAAAACTACAAAAGTTACGAAATGTAATCAGGTGAAATAATGAGCATAAAACAGTTAGATTTTTTGGAAAAGCAAGCATTTACCGCGCTCGATTTCTTATCCGCAGGAAACACAGAAGAAGTAATCACAATTGTACAGGCTCTTATACCGTTGATCACTGAGGAAAAAAGGAAAGTCGCAGGGGACGGGAAGACTTGGTATAATTATGTGTGTTCGGAGTGCTCCCTCAAGTGTAAAGGACAGTATAAGTTTATTCCTAATTCTGTGGTATTGACTATTTGCCGGTTGGATGGGAAGAATTCAGCGAAGTTTGAGCAAAAGGAAATTGTTGTGGAGAGTTAATTATTCTCCAATCAACTTTTTTAATGTCGAAACTGCATCCGTTGTGTATCCTATTACTTCCCCGATTTCTGAGCGCCCGAAGTCTTTACCGGGGTAGTCTCTTTCCAACATTTCGACGTGGCCTAAATAACGTTCGTCGTCCTTGATGCGATTTTCGAGTGTTGAGATTCTTGTTTTGATGTGTTCTATTATTTCAGGTGATAATTTCATGTTTTATTATAGTTAATTTAGTTATTTATATTTTTCATACACTTTTCAAACAGTACAACTTATATAATATTTGTTCAAATATCTAAATATGCCCGATGAAAAGAAAAAAATCTCAGTCTTATTAGATATGCAAATCATCCGATGGATAGAAGATCATAAGCAAACCCAGACGGAAGCCGTAACGGAAGCCCTGAAATATTACTATTCAGAGGATAGAATACTGATAGAATCTTATCGCGAGAAGATTTTAGAATATGAAAAGAAGATCATTTCTCTGGAAGCTCGGCTATCTGAAAGTGAGAAATTTAGGGAAATAATCCGAGAACAGAACGATATCTCAAAAGCGCATGTTACCCAGGTTCAGACGTTGATTTCTCATATTGAAAAAATAAGAGAGGATAAGATATTATTATTGGAAGATAAAAGAAGATGGTGGAGAAAGTTATTCATCTGATTTTTTCCTCTTATTTTTTATAAACTCAAACATTGTCCCAAAAATTACAACCGGAATAGAACATAAGAAGCATACGGTTATCATAATTGCATCTTCAAACAATTGGAATTTTGACATTGTTTTACTCTCCTTTAGATGGTAACACTTTCTAAATAAACGCCCCGGACATACTCAAGACAATAACTTCGCTCGACTTCTACAACCTCATAGATTTCAGCCACACTTTCATGCTTATTATAAAACTCCATGACTGCTAGTTTGTATCCAATCCTTGGTATCCTTGAATTCCCGTAATAGTCTATTAGATGCCCGTAATATTCATTAAACCCTTTAGATTTGCACTTCTGAGTCCATCCGTCCGGGTATGCAAAGAGTGAAACACCTTTTAATCTCAGCTTGGCTTTTCGGGATTCTTCGAGGCGTTTCATGCTAAATCCTTCTTCCGTGAATGTCGTCATGAATTCTTTTGTTGCGTTTTCTGAGGACATTGTTTTAACTCCATGATTAAATTTTTCTTGTTCTTATCTCAATCGACATCTCAGTAACATGTTTTTCATCTAAAGGAATTTCACATTTATATTCAGTATCTAGATACCCTTTTCTCTTCAACTCCATAAACGATGCAAGAATATCCTGTAATAGATACTCTCTTGATAGTCCTCTTTTTTTATTACACAGGTTTTCGAAAAAGTCGGTTATGTTTTCACTCTCCTTTTAATCTCCATTCTCTTGTACCTTCTCGCCCGCCTTTCGCGGGTTTCCATTCTATAAGTCCATCTTCAAAGAGACTATTCAACGTATCTTTAGCGAGCTTCTGAGAGCATCCTACTTTATCCCGGATTTCGGATGTTTTTTGCCATTCAGAAGAGAGGGCATTTAAAAAGAGGGATTGGGGGAATTGTTTTTTGAAAGTCGTATTTATCCACTCCTTAACATTAGAGTAACACGTTCTCCCGGAATCCCATTTTGACAAGTTCTTTAATTACGATGTTCCTAAAATCGTTTGCATCTCTGCCGCTGTTTATTTCATTTCCGTCAATCTCAAGTTTACATTTGGTGTTTTTGATTGACGTTATTTTCATTTCACGCTCTTCTGTTTTTATAACCGTCTCTCCTATGGTATATTCTGCCGGAATGTCAGCCCATAATATTAATTCAGTTATAAGTTTTTGGAGAAGGGGGAGGGGTTTAAGCTGTTCATGTATTTCATCTTTCTTTGAGCTGCTTACTTTTACTTTGAATTCTGCCATGTTTCATTTCTCCTTTTATCTTGTGTTAGTCCTGTTTTACTTTACTCTATACTATAATACACACAACTTATATTTATACTTATCCTTATACTTATACTTAATTACAGTGTATAAAAACGTACTATAATGTATAACGCAATTGAATTAACATAACAAAATGGGGTGTTAACGAATGAAAAAACCAAATTTTAAAACCAATATCGGTAATTTCACATACAAGAGGCTTGATCGTGGTTGCCTATGTGTTTTTTGATAGCTAAAATGCTCTTAAGTAAACGTAGATCGGCAGGATATTCTATATTCCTATAGTATGTAGAATAATTTTGTTTCCTCGATATAGGTAAAAACAGGGAACATTCTAACACATTGAAAACCTGTAAAATCAAATTGATTAATATTCAGGTCAACATATGTTTTAATCAATATCAAGCGAGCGAAGTACATAAACGTACATTAAATTTAGTAGATAATTATATTATTCACTATATTGATGTAATGTATAGATATGTACAACGTGAAAATGTACTGTTTTCTATCGTTTTGTTGTACATGTTTGTACATTTTACAGAGGATATACTTTTCTGTTTTTAGATGGTAGAGTAAATGAGTGGAAAATAGAGAGAAACACATAGGTATATTTTACCAATTGCGTTTTTTAAAAAAAGAGAAAAGAAAGTAAAAATTATAAAGTAAATCCATACTCTTCAAGAGGATGTCCATTCTCAACAATCACACATTGACTTTTTGGAATATTAAAAACAAGCTTCACGCCTGTAATAAATACTCGAAAATGTTTCTCTTCCTCTTCGAGAATTACAACTTCGGAAGTTGAGGGTATTACTGACTGGTTATATTTCCATTGTAAGAAATCCATAGAGTGAGCTGGATATTCGTCTTTTGGGTAAACGATTGGTAGTTTCATTTTAACGTGCTCCGTTCGATTTTACAAATAATATTCATCAAGATATATAGTTACCATCAATTTACTATAAACCATTTCAATCTGAATTTTCGCTTCTCCGAGAAGTTGATCAAGAATCAATTTAGAAATTTCTTTGAAAATAAATTGTGCTTCGTGTTCAGATTTAACTCTTATCTCAATCTCAATAGAGTTGTGATCTTCG